AATAGCTGACATTACTTTTCTCATCTCAGTTGTATTGAGTCTGCCGTTCTCCGTAAAAGATTCTATAAGGTTATTGCCAACAGAAGAAGCAACAATCTTATTTATTTGTGCATCAATCTTTTCTATCTCTGGTTGAGAAAGAATTGGCTTTGATGACCTGACAGTCTCACCATTAACAATTTTTGTAACAAACTTTGAACCTTCTGTTCTAATTTCATTCTTAAGTTGTTGAGCAAATTCAATTTTTGAAGGTATGTTTGTAAGAAGACTTAGGTCTGTTACAAACTCATCTTGTCTTTTGCCACCAAGTATAGACAAATAATCAACTCTTTGATTATATGCTTCTTGACCAAGAGATGCTATGAGTTCGGATTCGTTCGTTGTAGTTTGCTGATTTACATAATTATTAATAGCATTTTGATTTGCTACCATACTTTTAACAGCTGAGTTCAAATCACTACGACCCTCTTCATACGCAGTTACATATGTAAGCATTTCTTTTATTTGCTCATTATGTGGCTCAGATACACCCTCTATATTTCTAAAAGGCGCACCATTAGCAACTTGAGCTATTATCATGTGAGGCTTTAAATTTGTATCACTATACTGACGCAATATACCTTTGATTCTTGCAACAGCTAGATTTGATTGGTGACGTTTCTTAAATTGATTTGCGTTCTCTGCCTTACCACCAGTAAACTGATGGTCATTATTAGATGTGCTATGAATGTCTTTTAGTTTATCACCATTTGGATTTCCAGCTTCTTTAAGAAGTTTCTGAACTGTAGAATGATTACTTGTTTCAGCGATTGATTGTTCATTTTGAAGATAGCTTGTTTTAATACGAGAATTATTCATCGCAGCAATCTGCATTTGATTATTTGCTTGACGTATTAGTAAAGTATTCCGAACTCCAGAAGCATAAGAAGTTCCATAAGAAAGTATTTTATTTTTATATTCGCCTTCATACTTCGAGGCTAGCTCATCTGTAAACTCCTCGAGCATTGCACTTGCTTTGCCCGGATTGAGTGGGAACTTAGCTTGAGCATTAGCTCCTTGCTCTTGAAACTTTTGTTCAAGAATAAGACCAAATCTTTTAGCGGCTTCTGACTTGATAACGTTTTGAGCAATCACACCATAACCTTTGGCTGGCAAATCTGCCAGCAACTCTGTCATTAGATTTTTTGCTTTACCAGTCTCAGGGTCAATACCAAATATTTCATCATCACTTTTGTTAGAGATGTAATCACGACCACTTTCTTCAGCTTTGTCTGCCG